CAGCAGGTGCGGCTTCTCGTGCTCATGGATCTCGGCACCGCACTCGGGGCAGACGAACCAGGCCTCGGTCAGATCCGGCGTCCAGCGGCAGGATTCCCATTCAAGGACATGCTCGTGCTCGCAGTGCGGGCAGGCGATATGGAACTTGCGCTGGTCGCCATCCTTGAACAGCGCATCGATGCGGCTGGCGCCTTCCAGCGTCGGCGAGCTGGAGAAGTAGATCTTGGCGTTGTACTCGAAGGTGCTGGTGCGCGCTTCGGCAAGCTCAACCGGGTCGCCTTCGCCATCGACGCTGGCATCCCAGCGGTCGACCTCGTCGCCCCAGACATAGCGCGCCGGGATCTCGGCCAGGTTCGAGGCGCTGCCGGCGGTGGTGATGTAGAGCGTGCCACCGTCGAACTCCTTGGTGTCCATTGTGTTCTTGGAGTCGCGGCTGCGCGGTTCGGCGACGCGATCCTTGAGCACTGGCACCGCGCGGATGACTTCGCTGATCCGGCTCGACACGCGCTTGGCTATGTTCGACGTCGGCAGCAGCGTCAGGATGTTGGCCGGCGCCTGGTGAATGCTGCCGCCCACCCAGTTGAGCCCGACCTGCGTTTTCATCAACTGCGAGGCGCCCATCACCACCACGCGCCGGCACGGATGCAGCGGCGACAAACAGCGCATTACCTCGCGGGCATAGGGCGTGCGGTCGGTGCGGTAGGGCCCTGGATGCGCGGCGCCGGACTTCTTCGGAATGACCATGTGGGCATCGGCCCACTCGTCGATCCACATGTCCGGATCCGGCTCGATACCCTTGCTGAAGCCGTCCAGGTAGGCCAGGAAGCCGTCCGCGATCGCGCCCATCAGACTTTCGCCTTCTCCAGACCGGTGCGGGTCAGGCGTGTCAGGTTGTCGAGCACCTTGCGCAGCTCGTCACGCATGCGCGCCTCGATCGCCTGCGGCTCGGCCATGGCCGCCAGCTCGGTGGCCAGTCCGCTCGGCACCGACAGGATCATGTCGCGCAGCAGCCGGCCGGCCTCATAGGCGGCACGCTCGACCGCATCGCGCTTCACCAGGCCGCCCGACATCTCCTCAAGCTGCAGCTCGGCCTTGGCCGCCTCGGCGATTTCGCGCCGCGTCTTGGCATCCCAATACAGGCTGCCCTCGCGTTCGCCACCAGGCGAGCCGGATCCGCCAGCGCCAGTACCGACACCATGGCCACCGGACGGTGGCGGCGCCACATCGCGACCGGCGTTCGCCCTGGCCGACTGGTCCGGATCCGTGTTGCGGCCCCACTGGATATCGGCCACCTCGGCATCGATCTTCGGCTTGCCCTTCTCATCGACGACCGTGGTGATCCTGCCGCTCTCGATCGCCTTCTGGACCGCGCGCAAAGTGATCCCAGGCAACCCGCGAGCCTCACGGTACCTGGCATATTCACGCAATCCCAACAACTGACGACCCATGTCGACTACCCTTTAGCCTGAATGACACCCACACTGACAACCCCGCCAAACCCCAGCCACTAACCCAAACTCGCGATCGTTTCGCCCCGTATGAGTTAAGGCCAGGGAGGACCCGCAAAACAAAAGAGCAGACGCCTTCACTTGACATACCCCTTGAGCACTGACCGAAGCTCACGTTTGAAGTTGGCATCGAACCTCTTGAGCATTACCTCACGCACTACGTTGTTGATGCGCTGGGTGTTGAACATCTGCACGACGCCAATGGTATTGACCGCCTTGATCGGCAATCTCTGCTTTCCTGTACGAACGAAGACCGTGCGTCCATTGTTGGCAATGAAGGCACCGGGCAGCATCTTCTTGCCACCGGTGCGCTTGATCTGGAAGCGCAGTTGCGCCAGGTCTCCTGCCTTGGTCCTACGCTTTGCCTCGGCCAGCGTGACCTTTTGTTCGACGAAATGGATCAGGTTCATCGAGCGCCCCTTGCCACGCCGCGTGGCTTCAAGCACGGCCTCGAAGCGCAGCGCACCACCACGCACCGACGCGCGCCGCACTGCCAGCCGATCTTTGGCCACCGATGAGCTGATGCGGAACTCCTGGCTGATCTTGCGTGCCATCTCCGTCTTGCCTTGATCGACGGTCTTGTTGAGCGCGCGCACCATGGCTTTGTCGCCGACGTTTTGCGACAGGCGATTCAACTGCGCGACGACCTGCGGAAAGTTGTTGCGAATATTGATCGTGATCATGCTGCTTTCCTTTTCCACCACATGAACGAATGCGATGCCCGACCAGCAAACGGCTCGGCGCGGAATTCGTACTCGACCAATCCGGCACGCACCAAGCGATAGACCTCACTCTGTGACACCTCGACTGGCACGCGCTGCCACTCGACAGGCACCATCGATTCGATCACCGCGTTCCGTTCCGCAATCCCGCTCATTGCACACGCACTCCTTTGCCAAGCCCTGCACCCCGGCGGCGGGTTTTGCTTTTGGGTTTTTTCCCCCCTAAAGGGGGAAAAACCCAAGCACCCGCCGCCGACCCGGGAACGAAACCAAAAAACCGCCGAAAAAACGCGCTAAATCCCCGGCCGTGTTCCGTTCCGTTCCGCGCTGTTCCGTAGCGTTCCAGCCTGCCGGAACAGTTATTCACAACCCTTCATCCATCGTTCCCGAGGCGAAAGTCATGCGACCAGCCCCTACCTCATCACGCGCCTCTGGTGCCCCGGTTCTCGCCCGCCTATTGGCTGAAGCCGCCGGTTGATATGGCGCGCGCTCCTAAACGACTCGTGCTGCCTCTTCCTTGCCCAGCTTCGTCAGCCGCAACTGGCCGCGATACTTCTCGACGAGCCGGTCATCCTTCAACCGCTGCATGACGCGATGCACCGCGCTCGTGCCGCTCATGTGGCAATTTTCGGCCCATGCCCGATACCCAGCATCAGGCGCATTGAGCATCGCGCGCAGCAGCCAGTCTTCGGCCTGCTGGCGCTTCCTTCTCAACTCGCCTTCACGCTGCTCCGTGATATGCGCCGCGACGACGGTCGGAACGCTGCGCCCATGTTCCTCGATGCTCTTGCCGTGGAATTCGAAAGGAATCGGATCGAAGTCCGGCCCGCGCTTCTTGCGGTGCCAGTGCAGCGTTGCCGTCTCCCCTTCGCTCCACACGGTCAGATTCGTGTCGATCTCGTTCAGGAAGGCCCCGCCGCCACGCGGCAGCAGGTTTTCCTTGTCGGCCGACTTGGTGGGATGCGTCATCGCCACGATGGCCGGATGGCCGGGCAGCTCTGATAGCGCCCGCAGGTGCCACGCATGCGTGCGAGCCTGCAGGTTGTCGTCCTCGTCGTCACCCGAGAAAAACGAAATCGAGGTATCCACTATCACCAGGGAATAATCGCCAGGCTGCCGGCGCGTTTCCTCGAGGATCTGCTGCACGGCGCTGGCCAGGGGCAGCGCCTGCGGCAGCACCGTGATCAAACCGGCGATGTCGTCGCGATCGACGCCAAGGTGCTGCATCGTCGCCATCATCCGCGTGCGGAAGCCGTCTGGATTCTCGCCGCAGAGGATCATCACCTTGCCCTTCATGATCTCGCGTTCTGCAAAGCGCCGGCCTGCGGCGACACACATCGCCATCAACAGCCCGACGGCCGTCTTGCCGTGGTTCGTGATGGCTGTGATGGCATACAAGCAGCCGCGCTGAATCAACCCGTCGATGATCCACTCCATCGGCGTCGATTGATCCAGCCATTCATTCGCATCGACCAACAACGGCTTGTTGGAAGGCTTCGCCGGGTTATTCGACTTCGCGGCCGTTCCGCTCGAAAGCCCCGCCATTGCGACCTGTTCCGCCTGTTCTGGTGTGATGCGCGGAACAGCGGAACGCGCATTGACGCGCACGAATTCGGCCAATTCCTTGCCCTTCAGACCATCCATCACCGCGTCGGCGATGTCCCATCCCTTCGGCTTGCTGCCGACAGGCGGCAACTTCACATCCCACAGCTTGCAGCCGATGGAACGCAGGCGCTCGCGAACAGCCGCCATCGCCTGCTCGCCGGATTCGTCGAGGTCAGCCCAGGTAATCACCTTGCGGCCCGCAAGCGGGCTCCAATCCACCTTGGCGACGGCCTTGCTGCCCCCCGGCCAACTCATAACCACCAAGTCGGTCAGTTGCTCGTGCCCGGCATCGGCGCACTTCTCTCCCTCGACCAGCAACACCGTGGCATCAGGCTTCGCCGCAAGACGGTCGAGACCGTAAAGCGGACGATCTTTCTCGCCAAACGCCATCCAGCGCCAATCCTCTGCGCCCGTGTCGGAACGCCGCGCCCACACCACCGGCAAGACATCCTTGCCGCCGTCCGACTTCACGAAACGATACACCGCGCCCAGCAACCGGCCCTCGGCGGAACGGTATTCCCACCGCGCCGCCGGCTTGCCGCGCACAAAATAAGCGGTCGGCAGCGGGCCTGCCGTATCCGGCGCTGGCAGCACCGGCACCCAGGGCGTCCGCGCCTTTTCTTCCCGCGCCGCCGGAACAGGCGGAACGGCTGCGGAACGCGGAACACCATCAGCGCCCACCTCGCCGCCCAATTCGCGCACGGCATCGAGGAATCCGACGCCCTTGTGCTTCATCAGAAAGCCGATCGCGTCGCCATTCGCCCCACAGCCAAAGCAATGGAAGATCTGCTTCGTCGGAGACACCTTGAAGCTTGGCGTCTTCTCCTCATGGAACGGGCAGCACGCCTCGTATTCGGCCCCAGACTTCTTCAGCGGCACATAGCCGTCGATGACATCGACGATATTGACGCTGTCCAGCAGCGCTGCAGTATCGACCTTATCAGCCACGCGCCGCCTTTCCGACCACCACCGGCCTCAAGACCACCGGCGCCACACCTTCCCGCAAATCGCGCCGGCCGATCTCGTGACCGCCCTCCTTCGCGTAAAACGTCGACTCGCCGTGCATGCCACGCCGAATCTGCTCGTTGATCTCCGCAGCACCGAATTCGGCGCGCATCGCATCGATGAAATCCGCCGTGATGGGCATTTCAGCGCGCAGGCTCATGACGTCACCACCAACTGCCGCGAAATATCGGCCGTCCGCTCGAAAGCGCCCGCCACCAGCAAGCGCGACGTGCTCGCCGGCAGTTGCGCCATCAGCCTGTCGAAGCCCGTCAGCCACAGCTGCAAGGCCAACTCGCACTGCTCGGTGCGCCGCTCGAAGCCCAGCTCTGCCAGGG